AGCCTAGATGTCAACATGCCAAAACTTATTGATAAAAATGGAAATGAATTGCTTAATCTACAAATGTCTACAGATGAACATTGGACGGGAAAATATTGGATTGATGGTAAAAAAATCTATGAAAAAATAATTACATGGACTGGACTTAGGGTTGGTGTAAGCACCATAGATCACTCAATCAGTAATTTGGGTGAATTCATTGATTATGACGTCACATGTACAAACGGAGAAGATTTCTATAGATTTCCTGTTACTTACTACTCAGGAGGTAATAACGGAACATTCTACTGTACGTATTTCATTTTGAATGTAGATAACATTCGTTTTGCTAACAATTACAGTTGGGCAAATTATAAATTTAAAGCAATTATTCGTTACACAAAAAAATAAAGGCACTAGTATCTTTTCTTATTTGATTTTTATTAAAAGAATTAAAGAAAGAGAGGAGCATACAAATGTCAAAAATTAAAAAATTCGTGGGGGGTACTGTTTACTAGCAATAGTAAAAACAGTATCCTTTTACCTATTACCTTTGACAAAGGAGGTGCAGTTGAATAGCTGTGCTTCTTTAAAAAGAGGTGTTATTTATGGCTAAATTTGTTAATTCCAACGGAGATGAAATCAATGCTGATGCTGTTCTTTGGAGTGGTAGTCATTTTGGCTATGGTCACGATTTAACATTAAATGATGATGCTTTGAAATTTAAAGAGTTAATCATAATTAGTGATAATAGCGCAGTTATTGCACCAATTATTGATGAAGAGATCATATATTCTGGTGTTGTTAACAACTGGACTGTTACTAATATGTCTTTTAAATATAATCAGGCATCAAAACTGTTACACATTGATAATTGTAGATGGACAAATTCATCTAACAATCAAGGTACAACTGTTACTAAAGTCATTGGAAGATATTAGTCATAAATAAAAGCTGTTCTCATGATATGGGAAAATTTGTTAAAAATGATGGAACTAAAATTCCAATTGGAACAATATTATTTGATGGTGCAACACAAAGTGATTTTACATTAACTGAAGATATTTCTAATTATGACTATTTAGAAATCTTTTATAGAAGTCATAACTGGATAAATCCTAAAAGTACAAGAATTCCATTGAAAGTAAGCAGCAGTGTACATTTATCAGATGCTCATACAAGTAATGGTACTGATGTTGCAATTTATGAAATGACTCTTGTTTTCAGTGGTAAAAATGTTACATTAAGCGGATGTACTAAAGTCATTGGTGGTGCGTATATAACTGCAGTTGAAGGAACAATATATCAAGTAATAGGATACTGATTGCTAGCAAATAGGAACTTATGTCTCAATTTGTTAATGCAAATGGAAATACATTATTAAATCTTAAGTTTTCTTTAGAAGAACAGGAAACAGGGATGCAATGGATTGATGGTAAGAAAATATATTGCAAAGTAATACTCGTAAGTGGGTTTGATAGCAATGATGTATATGTAGCACATAATATATCAAATTTATACAGTGTATTGAGTTGTGATTTATTTATGAAAACTAGCGATGAAACAAATCACATGATACCGCGGGCACATAAAGATCAAGATCATGATGGTATTTCTAT